CTTTCCTATACCCTCTTATTTATTTAAGTTTATCCTTTTTTCTGCGTTTTGTATGGTTTTTACAACACATTGGGGGCAGTACCCCATGATGAATCTTTCATAGTCAAACGGTAATCATTAGGTGTGTATTGCTTGCCTGTACTGTAATGGTTGTATATGCCCTGCTTTTCTTGGGCTGACTTATGGCTATGGCAATGTGTACATAATGATTGAAATATGTTGTCATAAAACGCTTGCTTACCTATCTTTGCCCAAGGGAATACATGGTCAACATGGTTTGCTTGCACTACCTTACCCATAGTCATACATGATTCACACAATGGGTGTTTGCTTAACTGTACCTGTCGCAATGAACGCCATTGATTAGTCTGATACATGGATGTGAATTCTTTGCGTTCTTTTGTGTTGATACTATTTAACCCACCATGTTCAACGCAATAGCTGTTTAGCTTACTGCGTGGGTTCTTACACCCTAATGATGAACACTTGGTATTGGTGGGTAATGTAGGCATTACTTGTAATGTGCTAATTTGTTAATAGTGCTTGCAATAGTTTGTGTGATTTCGTCAGCTATATTCATTAGGTATGTGTCCTTTGGTAAGAACTCACGGTATGTATCCATCCATGACATAAACCCTGTCATGTACTCTAATGCTGTACCTGTTGGTGGGTTGTACTGTTCACCATAGGATGTAATCTTTCCATACTTGCCTTGGTATCCCTCAATGTAGTTATCTGCTAAGTCACCTAGGTCGCTGTAAAAATGCCCCATTGCTTTATGTACTGCGTATGTGTCTGCCTTTAAATGTAGGATGTGTGCATTTGTTACGCCATGCAATAGTCCTGATGCAAAGTTTTCAATTGTGTATTCCATGATTGCCCTTTAAAAAAACGGGTACTTGCTTTTGGCTTTCCCCTAAATCACTACTCCCACTTAATGCTGTGTTAATTCTACGCTGTTAAAACAAGGTACACAACATATCCCACAAATGCCCATACGCCTAAATGCGTTAATGCTTCAGTTGTGTAGTGTTTTATTTTGTGTGATTTCATCGTCTATTCCTTTTTTCGTAACATTGTTGGCAATACCATTTCTGATTTAGCCCGTTGTTAAACGGTACATATTTGCCTAATTCCCTTGGTTTCTTGTTTTTGCATATTTCACACATTCTTAGTGTTCGGTCATTCGGTTTATTTATATGGTCGTACATCAATCATTCCGTTTTCAAATAGCCACCCAATTGTTTTGCGGTGGGCTTCATCCCAAATTTCTTTTTTATCTTCTTTATTTAATACCGTGCCTTGGTCTAATGCGTAATGACAATGAAAGCATAGGTAAGCAATGCGGTAATCATGTGCTTTGATGCCTTTGCCTTTGCCATCCCTTAATTGGTTACTATGTGCAGATACAACCGTGTCATCTTCAATACCGCATATTTGGCATGGGCTATGACGGGCTAATTTAAGTAATTTTTCATTCCTGTACATTATCTGCCTTTGCGTACCAATCTTGGATGTATTTAATAAACGCTTGCTTGCCTTGACCTAAATACTTTAGTGTGTTTAATGTGGTTATTTGGTGAAAATCATATATTGTTAACCTTGTATCTTCGGAATATCCGCATACAGTTAAAACTGTAAAGTTTGATGTTTTTGCTAATGCTTTCAACATAATCTTTTGACCACCACCAAATTCTTCATTTGGCTTTTTCCATTCAACAACTAAAAACTGCCCATTTCTTTCATAAATCATGTCTATGTCTGACGGTGCAACTTTAGGATTGCTTTCAATAATGCCGTTTAAATCACGGTAATCTGTTAAAACGGTCAATGTGTTTCTAAGTGTCATCTTGTTGACCTGTCAATTCCACGGTTTGATGCTTCTTCAGTACGCCATACATCTACACGGGCTTGGGCTGATACCAACCACCACTTAAGGTGTTCTTCTTGTTCTACTGCTACCTTTAACCCATCCAATACAACTTTGTATTCAGGGTGTGCCAATGCGTACCGTTCACCCATAGCAATTGTTGTTTCATTGCATTTAAGGGCTAATGTTGCCTTTACTACCTTTAGGTAATTTTCTAAGTAAATGCGGTTTGCCTTGGCTTCAGCATATTTTGGGCTGTTTTTAATCATAAATTCAATCGCTTCATTAGGATGAACCGTTGACATTGACCTTTCCATCATTTGTTTTTCCATAATTCTATTAACTCCAATTCAATACGCCTTTGCACTTCGTAACCCCTTGCATTACCAATTAATGCTAGTAATTTACGCCTTGTTTCTAAAGGTTGACTTGCTATATACCTAATTTCACACTCATGTCTGTACTTTTCGCTGTAAGTATCTGTTAACAAATCCATTACTGCAATGCCCGTTTTGATTTATCCCTAAAATCTTGAATAAATTTACGCATATCGTTGTAATTGTTAAATCTTGCTTTTGTAGGGTCAGCCCCACATTCAACCTTATATGCGTGTTCTATCTGTTCAGGCGTTACCAATGGCAAATCTTTATTCATGCCTGCTTTTGCAGTTTCTGCCCATTCAGCTTTAAACCCTGCCCAACCCCGTTCACAACACATTTGCATAACCTGTTCTAAGGTCATATTGGCTTTACCTGCTTCACGCTGTAAACCTTTAAGTGCTGTTTCTGTCCACTTGGCTTTCTTAGTCTTTCGTACTTCTAAAAAATCTTTAAACAAAGATTCAGAAACACCTTCAGGTGTATTTATTTGGTTCTTGGTTCTTGGTTCTTGGTTCTTGGTTGGTTGAACGGATGTTGAACGCTTGTTGAACCGTGCTTCAGCACTTGCCTTTCCTGCTTTACTAGCTTGATTCAAACGGTCATGGTACTTTGATATTTCTTCATCAATTCGCTTGTTATGCCAACAATTATCATCTTCAAAAGTAAAGAATTCATGCAACACTATTTCAACAACTTCAACGGTTGTTCTAATTCGTCTTGCTACCGTTGAACTGTCGTTGAACGGCTGTTCAGATTGATAATATAAATCAATCATTCGTCTGTATGCCAAATCTTCAGCATCAGTCAAATGGCTTGTGTGACTTATATAGTCACCAATATGGAATGGGTAAAAATTCATATTTTCCTTGGTCAAAGGGTCACATTAGGGTGGGGCAAGGCAGGCTTGGTGACTAAGCAAACTTTTCGGGTGCTACCCTATCCATACCCCATAGCTTTAAAACTTTTAATTAGGCAATGGCGTTAAATTTGTCAGGTCGCATCATTTGACGGGTAATCCTGCCATCAGATAACTGTTCAATCTTTGAAAGATTTTTTAGGGGTATCTGTCTGCCCCTTGCTTTCCACATATACACACAATTGTATGTAACGCCCATCTTTTCAGCCAACGCCTTTAGCGTACCAAATTCAACGGTTAGCAATTCAAAAATATCTGTTTTATTTTCCATGTTTAATTCCTGTTATGTAATGTGTTTAATTGTATCAGTCTTGTGTAAATAATTATATCTGTTTTCTATCTCGCAATACTTCAGGTTCACGGCTAAATTGTTCAATAGTAAAGAATGACTGATTGCAACATGGGCATTGATGCCTGCGTTCAACAATCGGTTCATCATCATCGTCTAAAAAGTTTCTTGTTTCTTTTGTAACAGTCTTGTACGCAACATCATCGTCACGCAAACAATAAGGGCAAATCATTGGGTTAAATCCTATAAAGTGTGTCATTTAATTGATGGCTTGCAATGATAAGGCGTATCGCCAATTCTGAATAACCCTAAAATTTCACAATCTTTTTTTAGGGATTGAATAAATATTTCTTGTTGTGCAAACATACCAACCGTTGTACCAATTAAAAAAGCAATGCCCCATATTTTCCATTGGGCTTTAGTTTCTGTGTTTACGGTCATCGTTTATTCTCCATGTACCAAAGTGCGAATATTAAGGCAATAACTAACAAACCAATTGCCCCAACGCCTATCAAAAATACCGTCAAAATTGTTATTAACATATTGGGTTAAACATCCATGCTGAATGAATATCAGGTTTAATTTCGTCAGGTACAACTTTACTTACTTTGCCTGATTTTGTTACTTTAAATGTTTTTTCACGCTGTTCTTTGTTTCTTAGGTTGCGTAATTTGTCAGCTTTTGCTTTTCTTGCTTTGCGTTCAGTTTCTGTTGACTTAACATATTCAGCAACATCAACGCTTGGTTTATCACCTGTCATGTAATACCTAACAAGACTTTTGTTATTAACCTTGTAATCGCAAATGTAAACTTTACGCCTTACTAATAAATGCCTTAAAAATGCCCTTGATGAATCTAATGATAAATTTAAATGGTCAGATAATTGAAACGCATTTGTAGGATTGCCATTACACAATCTTAATATTTCATTGATGCGTTCCCTGCTTAATGATGATTCAAAGTTATAGTTGTAAGTCATAGTGTTATTTTGTTGGTGGGGTACTCATGTCGGTAGTCCACTTTCCCCCGTTATTAATTAAAACGGGATGTCATCAGCAATTGTTTGTTGTGATGGGGCTTGTGTGTATTCTTGTGACGGGGCTTGTTCTTTTGGCTTTGGTTCAGCCAATTGCAACCAACCGTCAAACGGCACAGGCAACTGTTCAATCTTTAGGGCTAAACCGCCATTTTTGGTGTCAACAACAACGCCAACCTTTACCCATTTGTTTTTCTCAACACCGTCTTTAGTGTAAGTACCGTTTTTTGCAATTGCATCGTATCTAATACCCATATTAATTTCCTTTTAGTTTGTTAGTAATTTCATCTACTTCATTTAAAAACTGTATAACTTCATCTTCCATTAACTTAATAAATGTGTCATCCCGTTCAATCCTGAATACCTTTAGTTGCAGTATGTCAGGCAATCTTGGGTCAAACAATGTCAAGTCATTCCACATTTTCCCTGCACACGCCATTTGAAATTGGCATTGGGCAATGTACTGTGACGGTGGCGTATTGTTTAGTATTGCATCCACATGATTTGCCGTTGTCATGCACTTTATTTCAACCATCCCTAAATCACCCACCAAACCGTCAGGTGAACAGCCTGCATTTTTAATGTTGTAGTGATTGATAAACGCCACTTGGTCAACTAATACATTGTTTTGTATTTCATAGGTACTTCGTGCAATTCCCTCGTTATCAATTCCGTGTTGCATTGCAGGTGATGTATATGATTCAGTCTTTAAACCTGTTAGGCGTTCAACTACCAATTCCATTTTGTAGTTTCTACGGCTTGCAGATTCGCCTGACTTTATCTTTGCCAATACATCAGAAATGCGTGATGCGGTCACTTTGCCTAGTCTTAGCTGATGCCACTCTTGCGTTCCCTGTTCAATCTGTTGTGTCATTTTGTGTTATATCCTTTAAAAATATCAATTAATTCTTGGCTTAATGTGGCACATACTTCAGCACATTCGCCTGCCCGTTGCCAATCAGATTTCAAACATTGATTGTGCATTTCTTTGACTTCATGATTTAGCAGAATCCACTTATCTGCAAAGTCGTTGTAATCAGTTTGTTTCATTTAATTCTGCCTTTCTTTCGTCTTTTGCTTTGGTTAATAATTTGTTTGCTTCTTTATCTTTTTTGGTTGCCGTGAACGCTTGGGCATATACCTGTTGCAATTCGTCAAGGGTTGCACATAGTTTCATGGCATCTAACCATTGCTGTATGTCATCCGCATCAGGTGGCAGGTCATCGCCTGCGTAAAGCTGTACCAATCCAATGCCTGTGCCTGCTGATATTGCTTTGGTCAAACAACGCATTTGCCCACGGTTAATGTCAAAAGCATTGGGGTTTTTAACGGGTTGGTTGTTGTTTGTTAATACAGGCAGTTGCATCTGTATTGATTTGCCAAATGCGTTTAATGTAACGCCAACCATTGCGGTTTCTGCATAGTAAATAACATCATGGAATACCCAAGTTGCCATTGGGTCATGTTGCAACAATAGGTCAAGGGCATTTGCCCACGAAACATAATTAAGTTTGCCTTTTTGTTCAACAAACGGTGATACATCAATACTGCGTAATTTCTTGTAATCCATCTTGTGTCCTAAAATAAACAATCGCCAACTAATTCAAACGCTGTTGGCTTGCGTTTTATTGGCATACGGCTAATTGACCAACCTGACTGTAAAAACGCAACAGCTTCAACTTTGGTGGCAAATAACCGTATTGCCAAACCATCTTCATCAATGACTTTGTATTTCATTTGTAAATCAGGTCAATTAATGATTCAACTTCATCTTCACACAATTTACGCATAATCCGCACAATTGCATCATTGTCATTTTGTGCATACGCAATTAACAGTTGACCGCTAACTGCATATACTTTGTCACCAAGGTCATTTGATTCAAACGGCTTGATGCTGTATTTGCCACCATTGCCATAGCTAAGTGAATCATTGTTTTTGATGGCATCTAAAATTGCATATTGCATTTCAATTTCATCCATTTCTTCATCCTCATTGTTGTGATACGGTGATTCCAACCATTTATCATATCCGCTTAATTTCATTACAAACCCCCTGTACGAATAACCCAAACTGTTAATGGAATAACAAAGAAACAGATACCTAGAAATACGCCTTTAAGAATGTCAGTCATGATTAGCCCCTTAAATCGCTATTAAATAATTCTGTGTGTAATTCGTCTAAACCGTGAAATTCACCGTATGCAACAATCTTTTCAATGTCAGCACCTTCAACCTGTGACCAACCATTGTTGGGATTAAACCCCCATCTTTCTTGCAACATTGCCATGCGTTTTTCAATGTGAATAAGAACATTGTTTTTGTTAAATCTGATAGTCATGATTGTTATTCCTTGTTAGTTGTTGATTCAATTTGTTCTTTTAATGCAAGCATAGCATCAGCTTTTTTATCTGTTGCTTTGTCAAAGTCACGCATGGTTTGGTCAGCCCAATTTAGGGCTTCAAGAATTAGATTTAATTCTTTGGAAGTTAATTGCAATGTTTTCATGTTTGTAATTCCTTGTTAAAAATTGTTGGTAAATATAACTATACTCTAATCACACAAAAATACAACAGGGGCAATGCCCCCGTGTTTATTTAATTTGCAAATCTTTAATATCGCCAAAATAAAAATTTACAACTTTAAAACCACTTGTAATTTCTTGGGCATAGTCATTATTAAATAATTGTTCTGCCTTTTTGCAGGCTAAATCCATTCCATAAAAAGTATCTATAAAATACATTTTTCTAATAATTGAAGAATTATCTTTAGCGGTTACTGTTAATTTGTATTTCATTTGTGATTCCTTGTGTTAGTGGGGGCTTTCGCCCCCGTGGTTTATTTAACTTTGATTAATGTGCGTAAATGTAACGCTTGGATGTTGTAACCGCCTGCCAAGATTGTGTCAATCTTGATTACTTTTTTACCTGTTGATGTTTGCAAAGTAAACACACCGTTGAATCCGTCTGCTGAATAAACAATGTTACCGTCAACAACTTCAGTATTTGTATCGCCTGCTTTCATGATTTTGTCAGCAATTTTGAAGTTTCTTGCAATGATTGTTTTTTCGCACTTCTTCATGAATTCATCTGTGTTCATGTTGTAGTTGCCTTTGCCACCTGCCAATGCCCACAATTTTTTGTAGTGACCCCAAGGGTTGTTGCGGTTAGCTTCTTTTGCTTCAGGTGTAGCACGATATTCAGCAACAGCTTTTTTGCAATTTGTAAACCATTCAACTTGACCGTCAAACCACTTATCATCAAATGGCTTCATAACTGCTTGAATTTCGTTTGCTAATGTGATTAATGTTTTCATGTTTGTGATTCCTTGTAATTACTTGTTAATAAAATTTACTGCATGAATAGAACTATACAGATAAATCACACAAAAGTACAACAATTATTAAATAAATTGCAAAAATAGGGTAAACACCTATGCTATGTTGCGTAAAAACAACAAACCCCCTTTCGGGGGCTGTATTAGTTAATTGTTGGGGTTTGGTCAGATACATCATCAACATGGGCTGACCATAATTCATTGGTCATGTGTTTGACTAACATTAGATTGCCTGAATTGCTAACCATAACAACTTTAAATACTTGGTCATCATGCCCAATTAACTTAACTAAATTGTTTTCTTTGATATTCATTTGTAAATCCTTGTGGTTAATGCCCCCTTTTGGGGGCTTGGTTATTAATCTGTGTATCCTTGTGTTTTGCGTATTAATTTGGCATCAGGGGCTTTTAAAACCGTTGCCTTGAATTCTGCCCCACTAGCGTAAGGCAATGCGTTAGCCATCATGTCAATTGCCCTGCCTTGGGTGATATTAAACCCGTCAGCCACCCAAGTTTCTGTCACTTCAAACTCTACAACCCATTTAAATGTTTTCATTTGTAATTCCTTGTGATTGGTTAATAAATGTACTGCTGAATAAAACTGTAACACAATTTCACACAAAGCAACAAGTTTTTTAAATTATTTACTGTAAAAGTTTTTGCTGTATGATTAATGTGTTAACAAACAGGATAAAACAAAATGAAAAAAATACAAAACATTACAATCATTGGTGGCGGGTCATCAGGATGGATGACGGCAACAACGCTAATCAGTCAATTCCCTGATAAAAAAATTACCTTGGTTGAATCACCCAACATTAGAACCGTTGGCGTTGGTGAATCCACCATTCAGGGCATCAACAATTGGTTAAATCTGTTGGGCATTAAAGCTGAAGATTTTATGGCTGAAACTGATGCTGTCTATAAATTAAGCATCAAATTCACGGATTTTTACGAAAAAGGTGCGGGCAGTTTTCATTATCCTTTTGGCATACCAAACACCAATAACACACAAGCAGGCAAAAATGATTGGTACTTTAAAAAGTTTGCCCATCCTGAAACGCCTGTATCTGAATACGCCTGTTCAATTTACCCACAAATGGCTTTGGTAAATCAAAACAAAATATCCAAAAATACAGATAACAAATTTGATGGTTTTGTTTTTGAACGGGATTCTGCCTATCATTTTGATGCCACTAAGTTTGGTTTGTGGTTGCGTGATAAATATGCCTTGCCTAAAGGCGTACATCATGTTTTGGCTGATGTTGTAAACCATGAACTTGATGATGACGGCATTAAAAATTTAACGCTATCTGACGGTCAAAAGATTGAAGCTGACTTATTTATTGACTGTACGGGCTTTAGGTCATTGCTAATGGGTGATTACTTAAAAGAACCGTTTGATTCATACAGCAACATATTGCCTAATAATTCAGCATGGGCAACCCGTGTGCCATTTAAAGATAAAGAAAAAGAATTGGAATGTTTCACTAACTGCACGGCAATACAAAACGGTTGGGTGTGGAATATCCCGTTGTGGTCAAGAATTGGTACGGGTTATGTGTATTCAGATAAATATGTGTCTGATGATGAAGCATTGGATGAATTTAAACAATACCTAGAATCAAACGGGCATGAAACAAAAGATTTGCAATTTAACAAAATCAAAATGCGTGTTGGCATACATAGAAGATTGTGGGTAAAAAATGTCTGCACCATTGGTTTGTCAGCAGGATTTATTGAACCGCTTGAATCAACAGGGCTTTACACCGTGCATGAATTCTTGATGCGTTTGGTAAGAATTATTGGAAAAGACGGGTATGTTAATCAACATGAAAAAAATGTGTTTTCAGCTAACTGTATAAAATCATTCCGTGACTTGGCTGAATTCGTTGCCATGCACTATGCGTATTCAAGAAGAACTGATACGGAATATTGGCGTGACATTAGCAAAAGAAACTTTACATTTGAACCATTGCAACAAATGTATCAACCACACTTTAGTGCAATGAATGAAGCTGTAAGGCAACAATCACAAGACTATCATTATCACAATAACTTTTCAGGTATCCATTGCATCATGTCAGGGCTTAACAATTTCCCAACAGATATTTATTCTTTGATTGCCCACAATTTCCCACAAAAAACTAAAGAAGAATTCTTTGCAGAATCACAACAAGCAATTCATACGGTTAACGCAAAAATTGCTTATTGGGAATCATTAGCAAGCAATGAAAAATCAGCCTATGAATTTTTAAAAGAAAATATTTATTCTTAGGCAAATGTTTTAGCGTATTCGTCTGCGGTCAGTATTCCTGATACATATTTATTCTGTGGTTTAAATATGGTCATGGCTTGCTGTCGCATTTCGGGTGCAAAACTAATGTGTGTCCACCGCCCAAACTCATGAATCATTTGGTCAAACTTAATGCCTGATGTTTCAATTGCTTTGCATACGGCATAAGGGTCACCAAAACCTGCACAGGTAAAATCAACAGCCCATCCATCCATGTGACTTGATACTTTACTACCACCAACTGCCACATTGACTTCAGGCAGGCGTAACCATGAATTAACACGGATACCTTTTCCGCTTAACAAATCCCGTACCTTTTCCATATTACGGGCAACCGTAACCATATTTTGCAACTGCTGTTCATTAGGCTGATTGTTAATGCCCATGCGTACTGCTGTTTCAGAAAAAGTTGCTTCATCTAAACTAAAATTTTCACTTAGATTCATCTTTTTTAGCCTTTGCATCAATAATTTTTTCTAATGTTCTACCGCCAAAATAGAATGACATAATCAACATACCCCATTGACCTAACAATTCTACATAAGCACGGTTGGTTTCAATTTCAAATGCTGACAGCATGGCAAATGTAAAGTAACCACCAAGAATAGCAATCAATGTCATTGGTCTAATGTTCTTAGATAACCATGAATCACTACCCATATCTGCCTGCATACGCTTAGTTAATTCTTGGGCTTCAACGCTGTCAGCGTTTAATTCAGCAATACGCCCTTCTTGTTGCATTTTAAGTAATTCCGCTTGTGCTTTTGCTTTAGCTTCAGGGTCAGGAATAAATTTGTCTAACACTTTCATGCCTACATCTAACAATGCTGTAATTGGTAACATAACGCCCCCTTATTTACCTAATGGATTAACGGTTGCCCTGCGTATCGCTTGCATTTCTGACCGCAATGAATTGTTTTGTATATCCAATTCTGACTTAATGCCTGCAATACCTGAACGGGATTCTTTTTGTGTGCTGTCAGCAATCACTTTTGCTTCACGGGCAATCATGTAACCATCACCTGCTTTTTCTTGCAGTTTCATAATGGTTTCTGCCTGTGAACTTACCCGTTCTTTCAGATATTCAACTTCACGCATTGCCTTTGATGCTTGCCCTGCGGTTTCATCATAGTTGGTAATGATTGAATTAATTTCATTGGCTTTTGTAATTATGTAATAACTACCGCTTGCAATCGTACCAATTGATGCAAACACAATACCAATAATAACCGTTGGGTTGTCCTTGATGCTTTTAAATAACTCAATAATTTTATTCAAATCCATTTTCATATTCCAAAGTAAATTGTTTGATGGCGTTCATTCTCATGTCTTGTTCACCACCAAAATCAACAGTATCACCTTGGATAAACTGAAAATATAAATCTTGGTTTCGTCTTATGCTTTCGGGTATTGCTTGACCTATGCTAATTATAGGGAATAAATCAGGTTGCTTAATACTTGGCTGTGCAATTATTTCAAATTTAATAATGTTACCAACTACGGTTTGCATAGTATTTTTATTGGAATTCTGTGTGCTTTCTGTCTTTGATTCTGTTTTGGATTCCGTCTTTGTATCTGTCTGTGTCGGTGTAATAGTCGCTGTCGGCACATTCGCTTGGGGTTGAACAGTTGCAGGTGCGGATTGGGTTGTTAGGGCAGGGGTGTTGATGGATTGATTCAATACACTTGTGGGATTTGTGGGGCTGATGGGGCTGATTGGTGACATGACATTTGTTGGGTTTGTCACACTTTTTACACAAGTATCTGATGATGTTACCCAACCATTCCACAAAGGTTGACCGTATGGGTCGGGGCAACTGCTTGACCTTGTTTGGGTAATCGTACCCGTGTACCCTGATTGACAACTTAGTGTCTGCGTTTCTATGCTTGTTCTGCATGATGGTGGGTTTGGTGTACAGGTGTCAGCAATCTTAAACCAACCACTAGGTAATGGTTGACCGTATTGACCATTGGGGCAATTAATTTCGCTTTTCCATGTTTGACTGCCTGAAAAGTTAACAGGGCATGAACGGAATTCTGTGACGGCTGAATATGTACAACTAATAATCTGTGGGGGTGGGGTATAACATCCATTAATACTTGGGTATATTTGGCAAGCAATTGCTTGGCATTGCTGTAATGATGTGCCACCGTCAACAAACAAACTTGAATATATTGGTTGATTGTTTTGCCATTGACTTGCATAACAACCTGCCCAAACATTATTTGCTTTCAGCAATATTAGCAATAGCAGGCAACTTAAAATCTTTACCATATAATTTTGTAAATCTTTCAGGATAAAGTTTGTACCACGCTTGACGGGCTGAATCACCTACTGCACCACCAATAGGGCATGGCGTACCTGCCATTTCCATTGCATACCAATTATCTTCGTGGGCTTGGCAAGCAATTGATACTGCGGTTACTTTTAAACCTGCATCATTGTAAAACTTCGCCCATTTCAACGATACACAGTTTTTATCAATATAAACACTACCGCCTGAAACACCAATAACAGTTGACTGAATTGCACCGCTTACGGGAATACCGCAAACATCTTGGCTAAATGCTGACATACTAGGGGCAACCGCACTAGGTACGGGCTGACCTGAATAACGCATATTCATGTTGGTGTCTTGTGCTTTTGCTGAATACGCAAATCCTACGCCAATCAACACAGCCCAAATAAATAATATTTCTCTCATTTTGACCACCAATGCAATACCCAACCACCAATGGTACTTAACACGGATAACATACCAATTGCCAACCAACTTGCCCCTTTTTGATGGGCTTGATTTTCTAACAGTTTTTCAATGTTAGATTCCATCTTATCCATTTTTTTTGACATTTCATTGAATTTATCTTCATAACTTTCAACTTTTTGCCAAAGCACCCCATATTTAATTGGGTCAAAATCGTATGACATTTTTACATCCTATTAATCGTATAAGTTAACCCAAGTTTGATTTGTTTCATCCCAATCATAAGTTTTGTTATCATTAGGATAAAGTATTGGGGGTTGCCATAAACAAGTTTCAGGGTCTAATACCCAACTTGCCCATCTTTGTTTTTCATAAAACGCATCAAGTTGACGGTCATAAACATACCCAATACCCGCATAATTCTTTCTTAATGCTTTAGATTGGTCTGCTGATGGTAAACCTGTATTGGGGTCATAATGAACGCCACCCCTTGTGTTGTAACTTGTTTGTATCCATTCGCCTGCTGATGAATCCACAAATGTTTGGAAAAATTCGGGTTCAGCAACGATTACATCAACAACAAATCCATCCCTGACTTTTGCAAAATGTGCCATTTTATTTTCCTATGCTGTAAATGTGCCTGATGATGTAAATGTGTGATAGTAATAACCACCTGCACTTGTTACTGTGCCACCTGAACCTTTTTGCACAGCACTTTGGTAACGAACAATAACAACTCCTGAACCACCTGCACCACCTGAACCACTACCGCCACCGCCTTTACCGCCACCACCGCCACCCGTGTTTGCTGTACCTGAACCTGCGGGGCTTGGGGCAGGGTCACCATAAGTACCTGCACCGCCACCACCTGTACCGCCTGCACCTGCACCACCACCGTTAATGCCACCACCGCCACCGCCACCTGCGTAATATGTGCCATTTAACCATTGCAAACCAATGCCACCGTTAGGCGTTGAATTTCCGCTTGTACCTGTTGCACCTGCACCGCCACCGCCACCTGCCCTACGGTAAGCATCTGCCCCCGTACCGCCTGCGTTACCTTGACCTGATGTACCTGAACCGCCTGCGGTAAGTCCTGCATCACCACCACCGCCACCGCCTGAACCGCCACTTAAACCTGCACCTTGATATTTGCCACCTGCACCACCGCCAACGGATGTTGTACCGCCTGCAAACTGTGAATTACCGCCATTACCACCGTATGAACCGTGTGATGTTGCCCCCGCACCGCCACCGCCAACTGTTGCGGTATAACCTGTACCCCTAATTGCAGTAAATGATGATGATATATAACCGCCTGCACCTGCACCACCACCATAAGAACCACCGCCACCACCGCCTGCAACAGATAAATATTGAACGGTGTAATTCCCAAATGGGGTTGTAATTGAATTACTTGCTGAACTTTGTGCAGAATTACCAACAGCGTTGGTTGCATATACCTTGAATGTATAAGCCGTGTTTTCAGTTAATCCTGAAACTGTAATTGTTCCTGAACCTGATTGTGAAACTGTGCCTGTAATGTTGCTTGGCGTTGATATTGCTGTATATGATGTGATTGCTGTACCGCCATTATTGGCAGGTGCTGTATAAGTAACCGTTGCGGTTGTTGCCCCTGTTGCAGTTGCAGTACCTATTGTTGGTGCATCAGGCACAGTCCATGTTGTGATGCTGTTACTTGCTGAACTTGATGCACTATTGCCTGCCAAATTAGTTGCATAAACTGTAAATGTATAAGCAACACCACTACTTAAACCCGTCACATTTATTGTGCCTGAACCTGATTGTGAAACTGTTGCTGTAATACCGCTAGGGCTTGAAACGGCAGTATATGATGTGATTGGTGAACCGCCATTGTTAGCAGGTGCTGTGTAAGTAACTGATGCAGTTGTTGAACCTGTTGCAGTTGCTGTGCCAATAGTCGGTGCATCAGGTGCAGTAAAAGCACTTACAATTTTCCAAACACCACTTATGTAACATTCAATAACACCTAAAGTTGTATTTATGCGTGTATAACCGTTTGCAGGTGATACAGGTCTTTGTGCGGTTGTGCCAACAGGCAAAGCAAAAAACCCTGTTGATGCAGTTGAAGCATCATAAACAGCACCTGTATTAGTGATAGTAAAGTTTGGATAAGTGCCTGATGTACTAATTCCTGTACCTGCTGTTAAAACAACAGTTTGGTCAGGGGCTGTATTTGTAAAAGTAACCGTGTCAGTTGTTGCATTTGTTGTAATGCTTACACCTGTTCCGTTTGCCAAAGTAACCGTGTCGTTATTGCTATCAGCAACTACTGTTGATTGACCTGATACAGCAATATTTTTAAATATATTTTGACTTGAACCAAGGTCACTATTTGTAATTATAGGGTCTTGTGATGAACCGTTACCATGTGCAACAGATATACCTGTACCTGCCTGTATTGTTCTGCCTGCAATAGCACCTGAACCGTTTTGTGTAATAAACCCTGCCCCTGATAAATTTTCAATAGCAGTTAATTTTGTGCTTAAACCAACGGTAATGTTACCGCTTGTTGTTACAGGGCTACCGCTAACTGTAACGCCTGTACTTGGGGTTATTCCTACGCTAGTAACTGTACCTGAACCACCTACGCCTTGACCAACCAAAATAACAGTACCGCCTGCATTTTTAGAATACAGTTTTTGGTCAGCCAAGTTAACGGCAATTTCACCAACTTCAAGGTCAGTTGACAACGGCACTTTTGATGCCGTTGATGTTTTCTTCAGAATAATTTTGTTAGCCATAGGGCTTTCCCTTTTCCGCTATATAGCAGGGTTAATTAAAATGTACCACCATCAATTGTAATGCCGTCAAATGTGGTCAAGTTTGTAACTGAACCGCCTGTAATTGCCACATTATTTGCATTTTGTGTTGACATTGTGCCTAAACCGCTAACTTGTGTGTTAGCAATTGCAATAGGCGTGTCAGCCAAAGCTGTAATTTGACCTTGTGCATTTACAGTTGCAGTCAATGTTTCACTTGCTGAACCGTATGAACCTGCTGTAACGGCAGTATTGGTAATGCTAAATGTGTTGCCTGTTAGCGTTAAACCTGTGCCTGCTTCATAAGTACCCGCACCGCTAAACTGTGTCCATGTAATAGGTGTTGTACCTAATGTTCCACCCGCATCAACAGTACATACCCAACCTGTATCAGCTTCAGTTGCACCTGTCTGTACAAATGTAAATGCTGAAATTAATTCATTCCATGTGTTTGCATCTGAACTGCGTGTCCATGTGCTTGCATCAGCAATATAAATACCGTTGTTTTGGCTTGATGTTTGGTTTTTAACCAATACACGGTCACCTGCGGTTAATGATGAAGTCCAATCACCACCTGCCTGTGTTCCCAAACCTGACAATGTAATGTTGCCTGTTGTGGTTGCAAAAACTGATGCTTTAATGTTTAAACCTTGGGCAACGCTGTCAACATAAGATTTTGTGGTTGCATCTTGGGCATTAACAGGGTCAGCCAAGTTTGTTAGTAACTGACTGTTAAAGCTAAATGAACCTGTTGGGGCAGATAAATCTGACAATGATGCCTGTGAACCTGCCGTTGCTAAACCTTTAGCGTTAATGGTTACCTTTGTGTAAGTGCCCACATTGCTGTTAACAGTTGCTAATGTTGTGCTAATTGTTGCATTTGCAGTACCGTCAAATGATGCTGTACCTGTTGCATCACCTGATAATGAAATATCACGGGCAGTTGCTAAAGCTGTTGCTGTGCCTGCATTACCTGATACTGAACCAACAATTGTGTTACTAAATGTTTTAGTACCGCCAACTGTTTGTGTAGTTGATGTATCAACAAAAGCACCGTTACCGCCAATAGCAATAATTGAAGTTGCTGTACCGCCTGCACCACCTGTACCTGTACCATAGTACAAAATATTGCTTGCTTCGTTAAACGCTAATTCTGCGTTTTCTAATGAAGTTGGTGCACCTGCCCCACCACTACTTGCCCGTCTTTTAATGCGAATTGTATTTGCCATGATTTAATACCCCTAATTAGAAATTGCCACCATCAGTAACTTCGGTTTGTGGGGTATTCACCCATTCACCTACGCCAAACATTAAAACATCATATCTTTGTGCATCCGTAATAACTACGGGATACCCGCCAATTTCATCACCGCCATCTTTACCCGCAACACCACGATTAATTTGTATTACCTGTTTTGGCGTTGGCGTAACGGTGACATTAACATTATTACCGCCTTGTATATTGGCAGTTATGTTATTTCCATCTTGTACTGTAACTGTTGTGTTACTAGGTACAGCATTGACATTTAACCTTGCCATGTCTGCCCCCTTAAACTTTTACAATGCCGTCTGAACGAACTAAGAAAAGCAAGAAAATAATGTTATCTTCAGCAGGCTGTGAACCTGATGATGCAAAACTGATTTTGATACGCCCTGAAAAACCTGCACCATTAACTGAATTAATAGCCATTTGGTCATCACTTGTTACTAAACCCCAAGCATCAGAATCAATTACTAATGTAAATGAACCTGTGGCGTTGTCACGGTTTGTAATAGTTAGTGGGATTGCAGTAGGTGTAGGCGTGTAATTGCTAATGTCAAAAGATAAGCCATAACGGGTATCTTGCACATTAGTTAATGTTCTACGGATGATTTGGGCATCAATGGTTGCACCTGTTAAATTAACAGGCGTTGTACCATCTTCGGCAGTTAGTTGCAGATTCCAATAGGTTTGTTGGTTATATACCAATTCACCTGCAATAATTGGATTGTCAAATCCGCTAACTTGTGTCAGCGTGTTTTTACTAAAAACTGCCATGATAGCCCCTAATTCTTGGTTAATTACCCCATGCACTCACGGGGTACGCATCATGTCTTATTTTGTGTTTAAACTATTGTATCTTACTTATAACGAAATTTCTACCAAAGTTATTGTAGAATTTGCCAATCTTCCTGTAATAGTTTCATTGGTCATAGAACGGTTAATTGCAAACTCATTATTAGTAATTCCCTGAACATTATACAAAGTAGAACTTGTGGTTGATGGGCTGTCTAAATATACAAAACTAATGTTTTGCATTGAACCACGGAAAAATGACGGTGCACCAAATGTGGCAAAACCACCATTTGTTCCGCTTGTACCGCCAATTTCTGTTGTGCCCCTCAATAATCTTAATGAACTAGCACAGTTGTCTTGTGCTGATACATTCACGCTTATTAATACTAATATTTTGCTTGTTGTTAAAGAAGGTGTAATGGTGGCAGATAAACCTAAAATATCTGTATAACTTCCGCTTGTTGATGTAAAACTATCAGGTTTTGATACGCTAATAATTTGTTTAATACCCGCCAAACCGTTTGAAGCTGATGTAATACGCCCTTTATTATCAACTGTTACATTGGCGTTTGTGTATGAACCTGCCGTAACGCCTGATGTTGGCAATGCAGTTGCGGGCAATGTGTTGTATGTACCGCTTGATAAATCAAGCTGACCTGATGAATTTACCAAGTTTGCCAATTGGCTTAAATTAAATGCTTGTGTCATTTATACTGCCCCTGTTCTTGCAAAAGTTTGTTGAAGTAAAAGATTAGTTATTGTATTTGGTGAAGTTGTTAATGTATAACTTCCTGTACCTGTTGAATAGTCAGTACCTTGTAACAATAACACACCATTATTATACAAATTAAACGCATTTGCATCATAACTAAACGGATAAGTTGTTTGACCAATTACTGTGTTTGTTATCACATTAACAGGATTTCCCGTTGGCGTTCCTAAATTATCAGGTTGCCATTGAATAATTGTTAACTTGCCCGTGGTTATTGATGGAAAATTTGTAATTTCTTGACCGATAATATCGTAATCTAATTCATTTACAACAGTACCATTTAAAAACAATAATTCAAAACCGCTATTTAAAGTAAACCCTGAAGCCGTATAAGAACTTGCGTTTGTTAAATCAACTGTATTTCTTGTAAATGATGTATATACGCCTGTTGTTGTGTTGTCACTTTTAACTGAAACTACTGTTATTAAAGTGCCTGTTGTTGCACCTGTTGCCAATGTTACGGTACTACTTGCATCTGTATATTCAGTTGTATCTAACAAAACACCATTGCTAAGTACAAAACATTGACCTGTTATATAACCTGAACCCCTTGTTACGCTAAAAACAGTTTGCCCTGATGTTGCAACAAAGTTTTGTTTTGTAAAGTAAAAACTATCAGGCGTTTCAAAACCAACCACACGCCCATAAATATCAATTGTTAAATTTGCAACGCTTGATGTTTTTGTATATATGCCTGTGCCAAAGTCTAAGAATGGGGCTAATGATGCAACAATTTTTCCATCAGGATTGTTTGTAACAGCAATTTCACCTGTGCCAACTGTTGTTGTACCTGTTTCAATTAACTGACCTGTTCTTTCATCTAGGTCAATGTAATTAGTATTGTCGGGCAACGCTGACCAAATTGACGGGTCAAATACAAGTGCTTGCGTTGGTACAAAAGAACCTGAACCGCCTGCAAATCCTGCAAATCCTGTGTCAAAACTAAACTTACGACCTGTTCGGTTTGTGTAACATAAATAAATTGTCGTACCAAAATTAGGGTCAGCCAAATACCATGTGTAATCTGATGCAGTCAAACTTGGCGTACTGTTGTCTTGATTTAATAACCCGTAATATGATTTGTTTCTTGGGTCTAAACTAAACCCCGTGCCCGTAATACTGTCTGCATAAGCAATAACTAAGAATTTTTCTGTATATTGAAAAGTGCTAGGACGCCATAAAAACAAAGTGCTTGCAGGGCTAAATGATGAACTTGCCAAACTGTTTACCATACGGCTAAAGAAGTACCAATTGCCTGATGGAATATTGGCAAGTGATACAGCAGGCATTGCGGTGTTAATGCTATACGGGTTACCGCTTGATTGTATTTCTGTTGTACCTGCAAATATTCTTTGTTCAGCAGTTGGGTTGCTAAATGCTGAATACCAAATTTCAGCGTATTGTGTAATTCCTGAACTTGATGTTGTTGCTTGAACCAAAAATAAAGGGTTTGCATTTAATGGGTATTGTGCAGTTATAGTAGGTGCAGGCACTACGCCAAAAAATGTTGGGTCGCTAATACCTGTATTTGGTGCAGGCTGAAATTGTGTGATGCTTACATCATCATAAACTTCAGAATTAAATTCAGATAATGTTAACTTTGCAATTACAGCACCATCATCAGCGAACTGTTCAATAATTTTGTTAACTCTAAATGGTTTGTCTGTCCATCCATAATTAACGCTTGTAATGCTTACAATGTCACCTGCTTCTAATTGAATACCAACATAGTTAATGCTTACCTGTACTTGCAAATCTTCACGGGCAGATTTAAGTAATCTTGTGGCAAGATATTGTGCCTGAACATCATTGTTTACCAATGGCAAACTAATTGACATTTTATTAACGGGTTCATTAGGAAATAACAAACTTGGGGCAATTTCAGCCAAATCAAAAGTTGCTGTGTTAAATGTGTCTTGTACTGAATTGTCAGGGAATTTACATTCAATAACATTGTATGAACCTGCCAAATCAATTGGGCTAATACTAATAGCAGAAACCATGTTGCTGTCATTTAAATTCATTGCAACCGTATATGTTGGTTGCTGAACAATAACGCCCCATTGTGCAGTAATTTCGTTGTACTTTAACAAGCAATCACAACAACTTGCCATGTCTTGCAGGTTATCTAAAATTGCCCGTTTAGGGTCAATTACGCCATTAAATTTAAATCTTGGTTGGCTTGCAGGGTTACCGTCTGAATCTGTGTATGCAAAAGATTCATTACTATAAACAGTTAAAGCATCTAAACTATCTGTGTCAACTTGATTTTCAGGTATTGCCCCGCCATAAACTGTGTTGGTTAGATAATCATAAAAAACATCACCTGTGTCTGTACGGCTGTTTATTAACTGAAATCTTGTTTGTTCAATGCCACGAATGTTTGCAGTTTGTGAATAGGTTAAATGAATAATTACAAATGCCGTGTTTGACATTAACTTTGTACTATCCCATTTATAAATTAACCCATCAGCTTGCATAACACTAATTGCTGATTGACTTAAATTTGTTGGTGAATCTGAACCGTTGTTATAAAAGAAAAACTCCATTCTTCCATCAACAGTTGTGTCAACCACGCCTGATGATTCATCAGTCAATGATGCAACGGTATAACCATCAGGTCTAAATGTTACTTTTTTACCGCCCCAATACGCATCGCCAAATGTAATCGTATCTGTGCCGTTCCCTGTAACTTCTGCAATAGCCAATACATAATACAATTCTTGGTTATTTTCGCTAATACTTAAATCAACAATAGTACCGCCTAACCATGCTTCACCATACACAACAGGCAGTTTATTATCTGTGGCAGGTGGCACTTGTTGACGGTTACCAACATCAGGTGATGAACCTGCCAAACCGCCTGCGGATTGATTAGGGCTAAAAAATGCTTTAGAAATAACGGCAGAAATTACCATGTTGATTGCAAAAGCAACTACGGCAATTGTTGTTGCAGAATAACCAACAAGAATGGCTGTTGCAATAATAGTGCCTGCTGAAAAGGCGTATGTTGATACTGTGAACAGGCTTAAAAAAGCAAATATATATTTAAACATTTACTGAATCCAATTTTCATCTAGCTTAGTAAATCCAAACCTGCCATATTTAATGTCGGGGCTTGTTACCATTTTTGTTATCGTGAACAGTTTTATTCTATCTTGTGCTTTTAATTGCTTGCCATACTCAACATACGCTTTTAACAATCTGTAACCAACTGTTGTGTTTCTGTGTTCAGGTTTTACATACCATGCCAATTCATGTAACGCTAATGTTTTGTTGCACCAAATTGTAGGCACTATCAAACCCATAATTAAACCCACATTATCTTCAATATAAATAATGCCTTGACCTGCCAAAATGTTGTCTAACAACTGATTCCAATATTCAACATTATCTAAGTCTTTGTATTGTTCTATGTGGCTTTCAGCCCTGAACAATCGCATCATTTCTATTATTTGTGTTTTATCGTATTTTGTTGCTTTTCTAATCATTAGCTATTGGGCTGTGCCCCCTTACCAAAGTAATAGTTAATGGTTGATACAAACGCCACACGGTTCATGCTTGTATCGCCATTGTTAAAAAACTGCCATGAATTATCATTAGTGTATCTGCCTGCGGTACGATTTTTAAGAATCAACTGAATTGATGATGCTGAAACCGTAATAACGCCCACAAATTCCCGTATTTCTTCCATCCATTGTTCATTAATGCCAAATGAATTTACATAGCCATTGAAGAACTGATACAAACCGCCTGTACCGCCTGTTGTAATTAATTCACCGTTAGTATTAAAGAATCCGTGCCACGCTTCAATTTGTGAACCTTTAATGTCTTGCCCTAACACCCAACCTAACATTGCGGTGTCAATACCAACCAATGTAAATGTTGTTTCATTAGCTGTTGATTTAATATCCCTTTGTGCATCGCCAACTTTAATAAGCTGACCAACTGCATTAAAAGGTTCAGAATCAACAGCAGGAATTGTCAAAGCACTTGGAGTTGTCGCAAACCTGTAAACAATAGGTGCTTCAGGTGTGCCCGTTGTAACTCGTACAAAATCAGCGTATCTGATGTTATTTGTATTATCAACAGGTGTAATTACATTCATAACACGCTTTCAAATGCTTTAAATGAACCTGACCAATTAATAAATGAATCATTAGTAATTGGCGTTAATGTATATGTTGGGTACTCACGCAATATAACAGGGAATGTAACACCTGTATATGTATCACCGCCTAATGAAACAGTTGTGCCGTATTCACCAATAACTGCACCAACGGGGCTTGTTAATGTTGTGATTAAATTACGGTGTACAGGAATGTTTACGGTTGTACCTGAACCACGCTGTACATCAGCAGTTGCAATATAAGCATAACGACCTACTTGACAAAAATCACCTGCTTTAACAATGTATTCTGATGAACCCATAGTTGGCAATGAACCTAAAACCAATGTCTTATTAGCACTTGCAGTTTGCCATTCACAAGCATCAATTTCAGCACCTGACATATCGCCTTGATACTCAATGTAATTTTTCCATCCCGTTGCACCAAAGTTTAGATATTGTTCAAGTGCTTTATCAGGAATACGCAATGAATTTAACAGCCCACGATTTTGACCGTAATACAGATATTGCATTGGCTTCATCTCAAACGCAAACGGCACAACAGTCAATATTTCTGATGTACTAATCCTTTGGTTACGGCTAATCATTTGACCAACAAACCTTTGGTCGTTAATGCCTACTGATTCGCTAATTGCTAATATTTGATTTAATGACATATATTACCTACTTGCAGGCAAACTACGGCTTGCGGATTGATTGGCTGACCAAATTGAATCTTTGTTTTTCATCAAGAATTGCATACCTGATTGTGTATCAATTGCTGATAAATTTTCAACAACAGGGGCATTGTAGTTAATAGTTGTGCCCGTACCTAACAGATTTGACAACTGATTGTTTGGGATAATTGTTCCTGCTTGTTTTGGAATAAATAATTCTGCACCCCGTTCACCAACGATTGATGGCACACCAACAGGTGGTGAACCACCGTCTGCAAATCCTGCCATTTGTGCCTGCAACATCATTGTTTGCTGTGAACCTGCGGTTGTGCCAAATTGACTTGCTGTACCCATACTGCCAAAAATGCTACCCAAACCACTAAACATTTTCATGGCTGATGCTTTTAATTGAATAGCAATAAGGTCTTGTATAACTGATTTGGTAAAGTCTTTAAATGAGAATTTACCGTTTTTGACAAAGTTATCAATAGCAGAATTCATGCTTGATGTAAGGCTATTAAACATATCGCTTGCAAGTCTAGCACTATCTTGTGCATCTTCAGCAAACTGTCTAAACGCTTTATTCCATCCAAATTCAAATGTGTTTTGCGTTTCTTGAATTCTTCTTGTTTGTTCTTCAGTAAGAATGGCAAATTCTTGACCGCTTAACTGAACTTCATCCCTAACTTTTCGCAACACTTCAACCATTTCAGTTTCACCCTGAATGGTTGCATCAATAATTTTTAAGTCAATTTGTGATAATTGATTTGATGTTTCTTCTCTAACCCTTAAAACAGCTTCGGCAATTTGCTTTTCTTTAGTTGCCAATCCGTTTAATTCAGCCCTTAGTCTTGCCTGTTCTAAGTTTGACTGTTGTTGCTTTTCAAACTCATTAGTAATTTGTTTTGCCTTTTCCAAACTTTCGGCAAGTTTCTTGGCTTTTTCCGCTTCAGGGTCTTTTGCTTCTTTAACATCACGACCACCAAACGGTGTGGTTGTCATTTCTTTGCTTTGATATATTTCACCGCTTAATATTCTTCTTGCAAATTCTTCATCTTCTGCAACCATTTGTTGCATTTTTTCTTTATGTTGTTTGTAATCTTCTTGAATATCTTTAAAACCACCACTAAAGACATTAGATATTGTTCTTCCTAAAAAACTAAAATCTTCAATTAAAGCAACAACAACAGTTGATGTGTATTTAACTAAAATTGCAATTGTTTCTGTGGCAACTTTAATGCCACCCATAAACAATTTCATAACGCCTGCATTGTTTGATAAAGCATCAAACATTTCATTTAAAGCAGGCAACGCATTTTTTGTAAATTCTAATGTAAATTTATTTGTTGATTTTTCTAACTTATCTGTTAATTCACCTGCCTGTCTAATTGCTTGTGCATATTGTTCAAATTCTTTTCTGCTTTCTTTTGAACCGTTTGCCATTTCACGCCAATTAACATCTTTTGATGCTTTCCCAAATAATTGCATTGCCAAGGCGTTACGCTTAATTGGTTCATCTATTTCAGCTAAAGCACTAATAGTTTTATCAAGTAAATCTTGTGAATTAAGTTTAGCAATATCGTTTAAAGATACGCCAATTTTGGCAAAGGCTTGTTGGGCTTGCAAAGAACCTTCTGATGCTTCATCAACTTTATTTGTAAAACTTGATAACAGTCTGCCTGCATTTTCAGCTTTACCACCATTTTGTTGAAGTGCTGAACTTAATGCTAATACTGATTCAACAGCTAAGTCATTAGCAACGGCTGTGTCTGAAACAGCATCAGCATATTGCAATGCTTTGTATGTTGCACCTGCAAATGCCACACCTGCTATGCTTGCAAACTTTGGCATTTGTGCAGAAATTTGGTCTAGTTTACGGTTGGCATTAGCAATGCCCTTTTGAAATTCGGCAGAATCAATACCTAAAACCACACCCAATCTTGCTAACATTGCCATTTTTACTTCCTTTCAAATAGGCTTTGTGGGGCATTGGGGGCAACTTTCATAAATTGCTTCAATGATTCACTAACCTGTTTTGCCTTTTCTTCAGCAGATAATGGTGGATAAATGTAGTCGTATGCTTTCGGTATTATGTCTTGTAATTTATACGCCATTTGATTACCTGACCTCATGTAATTGTAAACCGCCCCCGTCAAACAGCCAAGCACTTCTAACAAACCTTTATTACCAATTACACCATCCGCATACATAATACATATATCGCTAAATGTTTCTTCATCAACTGAATCAGGGTCAGTACCATTAGCAGTTAAATACGCTTTGACCTGCCTGCGTACTGACCTTATTACTTTCCCTTTTGCACCTCGTATTGAATTGATACAACACGGCTGATTTCTTCCATTATCTGCATTTGAATTGGGAATGGGAATAATTCTTCAACCATTTCGTATGTAATGGTGTTCATGTCAAACTTATCATCATCAGGCACAAGAAGTTTAAAAAACTCTGTAATTCGTTGTTCTGCAATAGCTTTATTTTTTGCCGTTTCTCTCATTGACCTTTTATCAACAAGAATGTCATTATCAGTAAATACAATACCTTCAACATTGTTATCTTTTTGTAATTCTTTTGTTATGTCTTTGTAATACTTTTCAATTTTTTCTTCGTCAACTGTTTTCATGCGTTCTTGCATAATTTCAAATTCAACAGTCAACGGTACTTTGACTTTGAATGTATGCCCACCCAATTCAAATGTGCGAATTCTTACGGCATCTTTCTTTTTAACAAAATCTTTGCCTAATGCGTTTGCCAAATTATTCATGTCTTATTTTCCTTTTATGTTTCGTGCTTTGTATTTTTTCAATGCGGTACTTAAAATATCAGCCAAATCAGCAACAACGGCTGATGCTTGACTTTCCAATGCAGGTCGTAAATACGGCTTTGACGGTACATTTGCTGTGCCTAATTCCATAGCAATTGCACGGGCATCACTTTCAATACCAACCTGTTTAATATTGCTTTTTGTGTTCTTTAAATTTTGAAACTTTGTCCTAGCTAATACACTACTTGGTGCGGTTGTTACGGTTGCAATAACCACATCCTTATCACTTACATACTTTGAGTTTTTATCACGCTTTGTGGGTTTTCTAGCTTCAATACGCAATGATGCCCTTAGTGCCCCTGTGTCAGTAGGTACTAATGATTTAGCGGTATTTAAAACAGGTTTTAACGCATCCCTAACACCACGCTTTAAAATGGTCTTTTGGTCTTTTTCACCAAAATCATTAGCTAATTCGGCAAGCACATCTTTTAATTCTTGTGCCCCTTCTAGCTTCCATTTTACGGTTGACATTACTCACCCTTGACTAAATCAACATAAACGCAATTGTTTAATTCCTTAACAAATGCGGTTATTTCTTTAGGGGTCATTTTGTCGGCATGATGCCTAGCAATATCGTATGCTAAGTCAATGCCTGCAATGCGTTGCTGTTGAAATCCAAACCAATTCTTTGAACCTGAATTGGCTTGGTCAACCAAGAAACTTAATAAGTCATTTGAATTTTTTATGTTTGTCATATAGTGTAAAACCCCCTTTCGGGGGCTATTTTAGTTAATTAGGTGTTGTTTGACCAACCGTATGAGTTACCGCCAACAGGGTGCAATGTGAACATAAATTTGCCTTCTGCTGATGGTGACATATCCCATTGCATACCGCCAACCATTGCGTTGAAAGCATAAGCAACTGTGTCTGTACCGTCATAAACAGCAACAACATAAGTGCGTACATTTGTACCGCCATAACCGTCATCACGGATTTGCAACATAGCTGTGTCGGCAGGATTCCACGCACAAGTAATGTTCATTGAAGTTACTTGGTTTTGAGTTGTAATCTTTGCACCTGTTCTTGCACCTGCTACTGAATAGCTTGCAACAGCATCGTCAGCACCAAATGCGGGGATTGCTTCAACAGGTACTGCCATACCGTCTGTGCCTGTACCGCCTGCGGATGTGCCAACAATATCAGCAACCTGACCTGTCCATGTTGACAATTGTGTATCAGTTAATGGTGTTGTAGTTGCACCATCTTGCATCCAAAGGGTTGCTGTATAACCTGCTAATACTTTATTAATTAGTGCCATTTTGAATATTCCTATAAAAAGATTTAAAAGATTCTGTCTTGTTAAGTTAGAACATCAAGCTGACAATCAAGTATTATTTGATGCAACTTAATTTCATTGTCATAAGTATTGTATAACCAATCTACATCTGCTTTGGCTAACCAAAAACCGTTTGTGGCAGGATTGCCAAACATTCCTGAATAGCCGTGTAATGATTGTAATATAGTGTTTGATATATTAAAAGCATCTGCCATATCACTTGCAAAAATACTTATCTGAAAAACAGGTCTGTCAATGCCCTTGTTGTTTTTGTCTTGCCCTGTGTACACGGGTTGATGAACATTCCTCAAATTCCATGTAATAAACTTCTTTTCCGTGGCAAAGTTTCTGTTGAAATTAGCGTACACGGGCACAGGGTCAACAATATCAGATAATTGATATTGAATACATTGTGCATAAACTGACGGATTTTGTTGTGTACTCATACTGTGGTTTCGGGGTCATTTCTGTAACACAATAATGTGATTTTCATGCGGTCATTGCTTTCACGCACATCCGTCACACGCCAATTATTGCCACGCCAAGTAATGCTGTATTGGTCTTGGTCATCAACAATACGCTTAATGTTAGGCGTATAGTTAAAGGTTAAATTAACCAAATCTTGATACACACGGTATCTTTCAGAAATTCTTACGGCATTTGATACATCACTAACTAATGCCCTTGATGTAAACAAAGCCGTTTCAGTAGTTGTGTACTCACCAAAAGTATCAACCCCGTTGGTTACTTCATTAATTGTTGTATTTTCGTATCTAACAATGCCCATTACATCACCAATGGTTTGTATGGTCTAAGCAATTGGGCAACGCCAAACGGTATTTCGTGCATGATGCGTTCATTACTGTTTGAACGGTTGTTATACAAATGTGTTAATAGCAACAAACCTGCCTGCTGAATTACAGGGTAATTTGCCAACGGTGAACGGGCTGTTGTGTATTCAACTACCATTGGATTAGTAACCTGTGTACTAATTGTTGATGGCATTGAATTCAAAATAATCTTATTGCCTGTTGAATCATATTGGTAACTTGATGATGCCAATGTCTGTAACTGTGACGGCACATTGCCATCCCAATACTTAACAGAATTGATTGTTACACCAACTTGACCTTGTTGATTCTGTGTTGTTTCAGGCAAATCCAAACTTAGGGCTGTGCCTGCAACAGCAGGATTGCCATAGAACACACGGTATTGAGTTGGGAATATTGCCATTCCCAAATAATCTTCAATTGCCATGCGTGTTGCAACTTCTAACCCTTGCAGGTAAGCATCTTGGCTTTCATCTTCAAACAGGTTTAACTGATTGGTGATTTGGTCAAGTGTTAGCCATGCCGTTACAAAATCCCTGCCAATCTGTTCAACTTTTTCATAGTTGAACGGATTGCGGTTTTGTGTAAGGTTTGGGGCAATACCTAAATAATCGCTTGCCATGATTTAACCTTTAATTAAGCAACACCAACTAAACGCACACCTGCGAATACATCACGAATTGTTGAACATACACGCTTTTCAGCATAGAAAGTAATGAAACCAACTGATGTTTGTTCAGTCAATTTAATTGACATTTCTTCATTGTCTGCAATAGTAAAGAACCTATCCCACTCACCAAGGTAAACAGGGTAATTACCGTCACCTGCAATATCCATGTATGGGTTGGCAATAACTTTGTGACCAAAGATATAAACAACAGCACCACCATCACTATCACCAACTTCCAAGAAGTTGTTGGCAGTTGTTGATGCTTTTAGTTTACGCAATGCCTGAATTGTTGTTGGGTGCATCATCCATGCGGTTGTTGGCTTGCCATAATATTGGGCAGGTAAAGCACCCATTAGGTTTGCCAAGTCATCATAAGAAACTGCTGTTGCTGATGCTTGTGCAACCTGCAAAACTGTGTGTAAGCCGTTAGTAATTGCTGAACCGCTTGTGCCAAATGATGCTGATGATGTAGAACCTGCATAGCTATTTAAACCACGCAAACCACTTGTTGCACCAAAGTTAACAGTTGTTGAACCTGATTGGTCATCGTTAAACATCATTGACAATGCTTCTTGCTGTGCAAATTCAAGCATTAAATCCATTGCAATGGTTTCTTCAAGGTTATTTACATCTGACAATACAGCCGTTCTTACGGGTACGCTTGCATTGATACAGCGTACAGGTAATTGCCAAAATGATGTTGCAATGTTTGGTGAACCTGTATTTGAATTAATTGGATAGCCCCAAGGGTTATCTGTACCACTTTGAATTAATGTGGCGTTACCTGTTTTTACTACAAACGCTTCGTCTGAACCGCTTGTTTGAATAATTCGGCTACCGTTACGCAACGGATTAGCCATACGCAATGATGCAAACGCATCATCATAAATTACACGACCACCAACACCTGAACCTGAACCTGTTAGTGCTGATGCTTCATTTAAATTAACCTTTGCTTCACCCTCATTTAGGGCTACTTTAACGGCTTCAAGAATTGGGTTGGTTTTCATGTTTATTTCCATAATAAGTTGTAAAAAAGGTGGGGGCTTTCACCCCCATCCTTAATTAAGCACCTGTTGCAGTAGAACGGTAACGAACTAATGCAAATGGGTCAACAACTGATGTTGCCAAACGCTTTTCACCAAAGAATGTGATGAAACCAACTTGTGTTTGGTCATATCTGCGAAGAACCATATTCAAACGGTCAACGATAGCGTGACAGCGTGTCCAATCACCAAAGTACATTGGGTATTGGCTGTTTGTGCCTGCTTCGCTACCTGCTGATGTTGGGTTTTCCAAATACTTGTTAACCACAACTTCAAAGCCTAGCAATGTGCCAACAATACCGTCTGTGCGTGACAAACCGTCAACATAGATTGGTCTGCCTTGGTCATCTGTCAAACCACGAATTGCCTGAAGCATCAATGGGCTAACCATGAACTTGGCTGTTGGTGTCCAATATTGTTGTGGCAAGCTGTAAATAAAGTTAATCACATCTTCGTACTGAACATTGTTTGCTGAACCAAAACCGTTTGTAGTGATTTGGTCATAAGTTGCAATGCTATGTAAACCTGATGTAGAACCTGTGCCTGAAGAACCAAACGCAGAGGCACTTACTGTACCGCCTGTGTATGATGAATTAGCACCACCGTATTGATTCAAACCACGCAAACCGTTTGTACCACCGTATGTATTAGGTGTATCTGTTTGGTCATTGTTTTGAATCATTGATAGGGCTTCAGCTTGACTGAATTCAACCATCATGTCATCAACCACATTGGCTTCCAAACCATCAATGTCATCCAATGATGCTGTACGGATTGGGAAAGCACAGTTAAGGTCTTGCAATGTCAACTGCCAAATGTTCATGTTTTCAGTTGTTGCTGAACCGTTGTTTTGGATTGCATAGCCCCATGAAGCACCTGCGTTACCAACTTTTGCACGGAATTGATAAGTTGCACCATCAGTTGCAACAGAACGGCTTAAACCACGCATAGGGTTAGCCAAACGCAACGCATGGAATACAGGGTCATAAGCTGTACGACCACCGATACCTGCACCGCCACCTGTCAATGCTGATGCTTCTTTCATGTACGCTTCGTACTGTGATTCGTCAGCAAAAACTTTCAATTCTTTCTGAACTTTAGAATCTGACTTAGCAAATTCACGCAACTGTTCACGAACCATTTTGTTTACATCACCACGGATTGTTTTTTCAATCTTGATGATTGATGGTGCTTGAACTTCTGATAGTTTAGCTTCAATTGCATTTAGCTTTTCTGTCAAAGATACTTCAACAGATTCAGCTTTTGCAAATGCTTCGGCTTTAACTTCTTCAATCTTAGCAACTTGTTGTGCTTCAATTGAATCTAATTTTTCAATAACTTCTTTCATTTTAAATTCCTTATTTAATGCGTTTATTAAGTGCCTTGGTCAACTCACGCAATTCAATTGCTTTAAGTAATTCCTCGGCTTCGGTTACCACCGCAACAGGGTCACCCTGAATTGGTGTTTCTTCAAGTTTCTTAGGTGCATCACGCACTTCTAATACTTTCTTGAAAATACTTGATGCGGTGGTCGCATCTTTTTTAGTAACGCCTGCTTCACGCAATTGTTTTTCTAAAACTCTTGGATTTAATGAACCATCTTCTTCAAAGCATGATTCTAATTTCATTACTTCAGCTTGTGGGTTGTTAGGATACATAACAACTGAAATTTCACGGAATCCACCTTTGCTAATTTGGAAATAACCGTCATCTTCTTTGCCTGCTGTTAATGGCATACCTGTTTCATCAACATAACAGTATTCATCAGCGTATGCACCAACAGAAACACCGCCAAACATCATTGGTGATTCTTTAAGAATTTCGTAAAGGTCAGAACCGCCTGCCGTATTCATATACAGTTTGCCTTTTGCCGTCATGCCTTGTTCATCAAACATGACTTCATCCCATTGACCAACGGGCATACCCATATCGTTGTGATTTAAAAACATTGGCATTGGTTTGCCTGAATTGCTGAATTCATCAGCCCAATCCATGAAACCTTCAGGTGTGTAGAAAAATTTTCTACCGTCTGCACCCTCTCTTGCACCCCATGTTGTTGCACGGGCTTCAATTATTCCTGTTGGTGATGCGGATTCATCCGCTAGTTTTCCCAACTGTACTTGTGCTTCGCAAACTAATGTCAGATTCTTCATTGATTACCCCAATAGAAATGGCTTGATTATCGTCTGTTATCTTGTGGGGTGTAAACCGTTTTTTTGGTAGTTTAACACTAGGGTTCTTTATTTGTGAACCCATAATATCAAATATTTTATCTATAAATGACATTATTTACCAATATTCATTTTGCGTGTTTGATTTCCACCACCACCGCCTGTGTCTTGTGGGCTTGTACCTGCAATATCCCCTTGTGGTTTAGATTGTGATTTTGATAACAATTCGTTTGCACCGTCAACCTGTGCCATTCCTAAGAATTCACGGGCTTCATTTGGTGTCATTACGCCTGCGTTAACTCCTGCAACAGCAAAATTCATTTGGTCTAGCGGTGAACCTTCCAAAAATTCAGTTGTATCAAATTGAATATGTAGGGATGGGTAACCTTTAAACAAATGCTGTTTCAGCTTTTGCGTAATGTTTTTAATCATTGGTGACATGGTTGATTTATAGAATTCATCAAGCATGGTCTGTGTATTGTTGTACTTTTGGTCAGAAATACCCAACATTGCAGGTGGTACGCCAAACAATCCGCATAAACGCTTCATGGTTTGTGTTTTTAATTCTGATGTTTGGGCATCTTGCAGGGTAAGCATATCAACAGGGGTATAACTCATACCTTGGTCAAGCAACATACCTTGACCTGCCTTAGATTGGTCAGTTGTACGCCCACCTGTCATAGCGTTCCATGTTTCTTTTAGGCGTTGGGCAACTTCTTTGTATTTAGCATCAGGAATTACCTGTGTTGTACTAAAAATACCGCTTGGCTTTGCCCCATTCTGCATAACAAAGTTTGCATATAGGTCAATGTCTTGGTCTAACGCAACCAATTCAGTTGCCAAGATACCTTTGTTAAAGCCTGCTGAACCTTGCCATGCCATTTCTTTAATGTGCATAACTTGGTAGTTTGCCAACGGTTCATCTTTGCTAAAACCGTATGATGGTGTTGTCAATCTGTATGATGGGTAACGGCTTGGTGTCAACTGTACCGTAATTAGCGTTGAATCAAGGTTGTACATTTCAATTGGTGTTGTGTTGGCATCTTTTTGGTCTTTACGCCACCAAAGGGTAAATGTTTCGCCTGCCAAGTCTTGCCACATACACCATTGATACCAAAATTCGTATTGGCTTTGGAAATTGTTAGGATTGGTCAACAGGTTCAATGCCTGCTTTGCTTTTGCCTTATCTCTTGCACCAACAATGTCAGATTTGATTGCATCAACATAAGTGCCATCATCTAATTGGTACATAACCTTGATTGGCAACTGTGCTAATGCACGGGCTTTAACACCCACACACGCCATAACTGTTGAATTGCGTGACAGCGTTGACATATCAACGGTACGCCCTGCGGATGTAACACTACTTGTTGTTACATAAAGCAACTGTTGGCTTACTGTTTGTCTGCCACCATCACCTTGATAAACAACATTGTTACCTAATTGGGTCTGACCAAACAGGGTATTAGATTCGTTATTAACGCCTTGTTTCTTACTGAAAATATCTAAAATACCCATGTTTTCCCCCAAGTTTTCATCATTCTATATCAAAACGCCCTAAAACCAAAACTATTTGATACATACGGATTATCTAACGCACAATGAAACGCTGTAATCATAGCAATAATACCGTCAACTTTTGCTGATTTATCTGCTTCATTCTTACGAATTTTAATATTTCCGTTCACATCTGTGTAAACTTCGCAATTGCTTAACTGCCAACCAACAAACGGGTTGCCGTCATGTTTAATGCCTTTTTGTAAAATCATCTTTTCTACATACTTACTTGGGTTGCTTAATACTGCCATTCCTTGCCCAACTTTTTTGACGGGCAATCCTGCTTCGTATAGGCGTGATACCAAGTTGCCTGCATTATAGGCATCATACCCAACTTCTTTTAAATCGTACTTTTGGTGTTCGGAAATAATGTAATCATAGATTTCTTTGTCATCCATCACATTACCCATAGTTAATTTCAATACCCCTGAATTAATGGCATTACGGAAAATGTCTTGATAATGCTTGGGTATTAACTCCAAACTTTCTTCAGGTAAAAAGAATTTCCATTGGGCTTCATAATCATCTTCGGCATATCGCTTTAGCGTACATACAGCGTTTAAGTCACGGGTGCTTGCTAAGTCAAAAGCCAAAAACACGGCTTCAGGTTCACGGGCTTCCTTTATCACACATTCTTCAGAATCCCACAAATCACGGTCAACCCACGCTGTATTTGCTGAAACAAAAATATTAAGGGTTTTACATAGGAATTCATTAAGTGTTGCAGGTTTGTGCTTGGCTTCTTCAGCCCGTTTTGCAATAGCATCTTCAAATACCGTAATCCCGTGCATTGGATTTGCTTTTTGCCAATTAGTCGGGTCACGCCAATCATCATGTGGGTCTAAGCTGTACAACAAACCAAACCAATTAGCTTGGTCAGTTGCTTCACCATTTAGCATGGTTTCAAACATTTGGAAATCTTCGTAAAACTTGGTGTCTTTTGTAAATGATGCCGTTGTGATGTATATACGCAATGGGTTTTGACGGGCAACCATACCTGAATGTAAAACTTCAATACTGTTGCGGTCAACGATTTGGGCTGATTCGTCAATAATCACACATGATGGGTTTTTGCCGTCACCTGTTTTTTTGGTGTCACGGCTTAACGCCTTAAACATGGTTTGTGAATCACCCTTTTTTTTAACTTCGTATTTACTAACATCAAACCAATTTCTAATTTCATCCGTGGTTGTTTCAACAAATCCCTTGGCTGAATCAAACACAATCGTTGCCTGTTCACGGTTTGTTGCCAATGTGAATACTTCCGCACCTGCTTCGCCAAATTGCAATTCATATAATCCAATCGCTGAAGTCAATGTTGACTTGCCTGCTTTGCGTGGAATGAATACAATTACATCCGTCACCATTCGTTTTGTGTGGTCTTTCTTTGCCCTAAATCCGTAAATCGCACATATCAAGAATATCTGCCACGGTTGCAAAACCACATTTTCACCCGCTTCTTTTCCTTTGGTGTGCTTTAACTGCCCAACAAAATCTAAGAAATGCTGTGGGTAATCAGGGTCAAAATACCAACCCCATTCTTTATTTTCTAATTGATTTAAAAACCGTTGGCAGGCAAGGCGTACATTTCTGCAAACCTGTACATCACCTTTAGCAACCTGCACGGCATATAAAACGCCATCTTGCCAATCCATTAACCTTTAGCCCCACGCAAAAGTTTTGATGCAACTGATGTACTGCCACTATTTGTATTCTTGCCCCGTGACAATCTGCCTTTAGGTGTTAACCCTAATTCACCCATCAATACAATAATTCGCTTTAAACATTCTGTACGGATAGCAAAATGTGGGTTTGCCCCAAATGTCTTACCACCGTTAAATTCAATAATTAACGGTTCAGTTTCTAATGCCTTATTGCATTTAACATACATATCAATGTGGTCAGCCAACATTGCTAATGCGTGACGGTCTTGCAAAGAATTGATGCCGTACACATCCAAAAGAAATTGTGAAGTTTCTGCCACAAAGTTTTTCTTATCCCACGCATCAGGGTTATCCATCCATTCAGCTTCAGGGATTCTTTCAACAATGCGGTCAGCAATTGCATCAATGCGTACTGCATTTGTGCTTGGGCTAACAATTTTTAATTCAGGTGGTAATTTGTTCATAATTTTTTTGTCCTATATTTTTTGCGTTGCCATAATGACCTGCGTTCAGGGAAATCCTTTTTGCATTTAGGGAATTCCCAAAGAACCTTTCCCCAACATAACAAGTACCCCCCCTTTTAAACCCAATTGTGTGTAATTGGG